ATTGCAGGTAAAAATAAAGTTACAGGTGCGTTCCACGATTTTTCACCATTATTAAATAAAGATCATCCTTTAACAAACTGGTTTATACACGAAACAAAATGGTTTAAACCATCAAAGGTAAGAGAGTTACCTGAATGGGCATTAAAAATTTTTAGTAAAGGTATGATTGCGGCTGGTAATATACAAGAAGAAAAAGAGTTATTTCAAGTATGTTCATTGGCAGAAAGTAATTTACATAATTACCTAGATAAAATAGGTAACTTTAAAAACGACTCAAAAAGAGAAGACGTGGTCACAGCACAAAACTATTATTGTGAACATCAACAACAAAATCCTCATACACCAAGAGTGATGTTATCATTAGGTTTAAACGAGGATGATGTAATAGTATTTAATAAACACCATCTTTTTCCAAAGATAAATAACTAATATGAAGTTATTATTAATAATATTGATATTTTGTATTACATCTTTTGTTAACGCAGATGAAAAAAAGATATCACAATTAGAAGAAAGAATTAAAAAATTAGAATCAAACAACGTTCATACTGTTGCTTTACCTAAAGGTTTATATTTAAAAGGTGAAGTAGAAGGATATTATGATGATCGTACATATGATAGTGGCTGGGACTCACGTGCTGAATTACAAATAGGTATATCACATAATTTTAATAATCGTTACGTAAATTGGACTGGCGCTTCTATGTTATACGATACATATTATTCTTTAAATACGGCTTTAAATAATACTGTACAAGAAAAACAATTAGGTTTTGGTGGCGATTATTGGAGAATTTATTTTGGTGAAACAGACGCACAACGTTTAGGTTTTGCAAAGACACCAAAAGTAGGTGCACCACTAATTATTACACAAACAAATTCACGCTTAGATCATAGAGAAAAAACTGTATTATCGGTTGGCGGTTTTCAGTGGGATAATGAATTTGATTTTGACTCTTATCGTTTAAAAAAACAAATACCACTTGCCGTAACTTTAGGTTGGGACAATGAGAGAGACGCTATATATTCAGGCATAACTGGCAGTCTTTTAGGATATGCTGATTTATCTTATATGCAAATTTCAAATCCTGTTAGTTCAACATCATCTGCTTCTTTTGCTAAACGTAAACAAACAGGCTGGGCTTTAGGCGGTACTTTGTATCGTTGGAACATACCATTAATTTGGGGCACAGAAGTTTGGGACGATGGTGATACTGGAGCTTTTACTTCAAAAAATAGATACGACTATGGTCTATTATACAGTTTTAGTGAACGTATATACGGCACTGTTCACAGAACAGAAAATGATGATTTAGGATTTACAGGCAATTACTGGGGATTAGTATATAATTTACATACAGAAAAAGATAGCCATAAAAGACCTGATAAAAGAGCAGGTTTAGAATTTGGTTTATATTACCACGATAAAACACAAACCTCAATAGTAACAGGTGTAAAAACAGACATAAATCCACAAATACTCGCAACTATACGCTATAAGTTCTAATTAAAATTATATAAATAGTAATTAATTAGGGTATTATGGCAAATCCAAACACAAGAGAAACGTTAAAACAGTACGCATTAAGAGCGTTAGGTAAACCAGTCATAGAAATAAATGTAGATGATGACCAGTTAGAAGATCGACTGGACGAAGCATTAAACTATTATGCAATCTATCACTATGATGGTATTCGAAGAACATATTTAAAATATAAGCTTACAGAAGCTGATAAAAATAGATTAAAAGCTCCAACACCTGAAACCGAAACAGCCACTAAAAATAGTGTATCAACAACTTTTTATGAATCAAATAATTTTTTAGTAATGCCTGACTCTGTTATTTCTGTTACAAATATTTTTCCATTTACTGACAAAGCAAACTTAAATATGTTTGATGTAAGGTATCAATTACGTTTAAATGATCTTTATGATTTTTCTTCTACTTCTGTTATAAACTATGATATGGTATTAAGGCATTTAGATTTTTTAGATCAAATTTTTGTGGGTATGAAACCTTTGCGTTTTCAAATGCACGACAATAGATTATACGTAGATATGGATTGGGCTAACGATTTAGAAGTTGACGAATATTTAATTATAGATTGTTATAGAAAATTAGACCCTACAACTTATACAGATGTATTTAATGACACTTGGCTAAAAAGATATACAACCGCTTTATTTAAAAAACAATGGGGTGCAAATTTAAGTAAATTTGATGGCGTAATAATGTTAGGCGGCGTAAAATTAAATGGCGAAAGAGTATATACAGAAGCCTTAGCAGATATAGAAAAACTAGAAAAAGAAATACGAGAAACTTACGAAATAGCACCTGCATTTTTAATAGGATAAAATCATGCCAGTAAATCACTATTTTCAAGGCGGCCAAGGCATAGGAAATCAATTTGAAAAAATCTTATATGAAGATTTAATATGCGAAAGCTTAAAAATATATGGCCATGATGTTTATTATTTACCACGTACATTAGTCAATAGAGATTTAATATTAGGTGAAGATACTTCAAGTAGATTTAATAATACCTATATGATTGAAGCATATTTTGAAACCACTGAAGGCTTTGCAGGTCAAAAAGAATTAATTAATAAATTTGGTTTAGAAATAAGAGAAGATACAACTTTTGTAATTTCAAAAAGAAGTTGGGAAAAACAAGTTGAAAAACCTTTAACTCAAATAAAAGAAGGCCGCCCAAATGAAGGCGACTTAATTTATTTTCCATTGATGAATAGTTTTTTTGAAATACAATTTGTAGAAGACCAAGAACCGTTATTTCAATTAGGTAGTTTACCTGTATATAAATTAAAAGTTACACGTTTTGAATATAGTAATGAACAATTTAATACTGGCATAAGAGAAATAGATGACGCTGAGGTAGAAAATACTTTAGATACATTACTGTATAAATTTACACTTGAAAATGAAACTGGTTCATTTATATTAGAAGATTATCACAATGATGAAACTGGCGCTAGTGTTTTCTTTTTAAATGAAAATTTTGAGGCCGCTGTTATACAAACGCAAAATAAATTTGCACAAAATAAAGATATGGATGACGAAGCTGGATTTAACACTGGCACCGTGACAGATGATATTTTAGATTTTACTGAAAGAAATCCATTTGGAGAATTAGACGACTAATGTTTGGTACATTTTTTTATAACGAAGGTATACGTAAATTAACAATTGCATTTGGGCAATTATTTAATAATATTGTAATACAAAACACAAGCTCGACAGGTGCTGTTACAGGAAGAATTACAGTACCATTAGCTTACGCACCAAAAGAAAAATTTTTAGTTAGACTTGACCAAAAACCTGATTTAGATGATCGTAGATTTGCAATTACACTACCTAGACTAGGTTTTGAATTATCAGGCTTGTCATATGACGCTAGTAGAAAACTTGCACGTGTAAATAAATTTAGACAAGTTAAAACTGATGACGCAAGTAAAAAAATTTTAAATTTTAATTATGTGCCTGTGCCTTATAATGTTGATTATAAGTTATATTGTTTTACGGCCACTGCTGAAGAAGGTTTACAAATTATAGAACAAATATTACCTTACTTTCAACCTGATTACACTGTTACAATAAATATTGTGCCACGTTTAAATATAAAAAGAGATGTGCCTATTGTTTTAACAGGTGTCAATTACGAAGATAGTTATTCAGGTGATTTTACAACAAGACGAGCTGTAATATATACTTTATCATTTACGGCAAAAACTTATCTATTTGGGCCAATGTCTAATCAAGGCGTTATTAAGGCGACACAAGCCGATATATATACTGATACAGATACAGTAAACAAAACACGTGTAGAAAGAATTATTGTTGTTCCTGATCCTGTTACTGCTGACGCAGATGACGATTTTGGTTTTACAACTACAATTCAAAGTTTTGATGATGGTAAAAAATATAATCCTGTGACTGATACAGATGTTTAATTATGAGCAAATTAGAAGACAAAGTTAATGAAATTTTAGGCATAGAAAAATCTTTGCCTACAACAACTGAAAAAATTTTAACACCGCCAATAGTGCGAACAGAAGATAAATCAAAAACAGATATTGATAACGATTACACATATAGTAGAGATAGTTATTATAATTTAATTGAAAAAGGCCAAGAAGCTATTGATGGTATATTAGAAATTGCGAAAGAAGGCCAACACCCACGAGCTTATGAAGTTGCAGGTCAATTAATTACAAACGTTGCTCAAACAATTGATAAACTACAAGACTTACAAAAAAAATTAAAAGATTTAAAAGATTTACCAAAGACAGCAAATCAAACAATTAAAAATGCTTTGTTTGTAGGCTCAACGGCCGAATTACAAAAAATGTTAAAGAAAAATAATGAAAATACTGAAAGCACAGACACAACATCCAAAGACGCAGACTTTTCAAATAAGTAATTTAACGTACATTAAATCAATGACACCGTTAAATGAATTATTACAAGGTGAAAAAATGCAAAATCCTATTGAAGTAATACGACACGAAATATATTCAAATAGACTTGGTGCAAACGGCGAAAATTATATTGAAAAAAAATACAGTGTATATAGAGGCAGTCAAAGAATACAGGCCGCTTTAAAATTAGGTTATACACACATAGAAGGAATAATTTTAAATGACGAATGAAGTTTATCTAGGTAATCCTAATTTAAAACGTGCAAACGTATCAGTTGAGTTTACACAAGATCAAATACAAGAGTTTGATAAGTGTTCAAAAGATCCTTTACATTTTATATCTAGTTATGTAAAAATT